GTATCTTCACCTAAAACTAAATCTCTATTAACAAGTGTACGAGGAAGATAATAGATATCCTGACCGAATATCTTTAATGATTCGATTATTATATCTTCGTGTAATCGTTTTTCGGCGTCATTGCCAATCCCTCTGCCGCCTTGAAAATAGTGGTTAACTGCCATTTCATTTTATCCCATTATCATAGCTGGGTTTAATTCAAATGTGCTTCTAATTTCAGTTTCTAATTTTTCTATGTCTTGTAAGGCTTCTGAATAAATTTGTCTGCCATTTAAAGTAACACCACCTATCATTGCTACACCATCAAATTTAGATAAGTTAGCACCCCATTGTTTTTTAAATAGAGCTGTTACATATCTTTTTAAATATATGTCATTATAAACATCTGTAAATTGTTCAGGATCCAGTTTTCTATATGCTTCAATTACAAGAAATTCACCAACTGCTAAGTCATTTTTCCAATCCATATCAACATACAATCTATTATCGTGTTGATTAAATCTTAATGGTTTTTCGCCAACTAAAATATGGTCTAAAAAGTCTAAATGTCTTAATACTATGTCGTAGTTTATTATGCTTGTAGATGAAAAATCATACAAGTCATTTAATCTTAATTGATACCTTACATCAAATAAATTCATATTTGATTTATTAGAAAATGGGAAGATATTAATAACTGATATAACACTTTCAGGAACAACTAAAAAATTGTTACCCTCTTTCCATGATGTAGTTACAGAATTCTTTGTTACAGATTCATCTGAATCACCAGTCATTCTGGTTTTATCAGCTTCTGTATATTGATATTTTAAATATGTTCTTCTTATACCATCATAGTGGTATTGTGCGAAATATTGTAAGGCCTCATCCAGTCTATCTTCTAACTGGTCATCATCAACATTTATCTCAATTACAGGCTTACCTAATGCTCTTAAAGCATATTGTTTTAATGTTTCTCTTGTTGCTGGATTAGCCATAAGTTATTCCTTTTCTGGACTATTTATAATAATTATTTCAGAAAGGGTTGATTTTCTGACACATATGGAAACAAGTTGTCGGAACAGAATAACTTGATATCTTCATCTGGTAAACCAAGAGATTGCATAACTCTAGGAGTATGAGGATTTTTTTGTTGATGTTCAGAATAGTAATTATGTGCTTTAATTACATCAATCATCTCAGCCTCTCCTTCGTGATTTCTAATTTTATCAATATAGTTTTCCAGATTGGACAATGCCATAGTACATATCTGATTTAATTCTTTTTCTTCTCGTACATTTCCGGCTGCAATCATACCACCACTAAAAATTGCCTTTGCCCAATCTGGTAACTCTCTCTCTTTACTCGGTTTAAACCATCTAGTTTCTTCTTTAAACCACTCTGTTAAAGGGTGGTCTTTTTGAAGTAACGGACTAAAATCGTGAAAGGCACCTGTAACCTTTTTTTCACCTGCAATAATATCAAAACCATATATTGGTCCACCGTTAGTTAACATAGGCATTAAACATAGATGAGCCATCCATAATCCTTTAGATTCTCTTACATCAACTACATCTAAATGTGCTCTTCTAATATATCTGTTATTCCAGGTTCTGTTTACCCAACCTAATTCTTTATTATTAAATCTTTCCATACCTGGTTCATCATATTCAACCAAGTGTTTATTTAATACATCAATAGTTTCATCTTTCCACTTAATTAATTGTTCCCAAATCATGGAGCTCCTTCATTTCTTTAAATAATTTTGTAGCACTTTCAAAACAATATCTAGCTTCTGGCACTACTGAATGTTCGTACACATTTAAATATGTGTTAATTGTTTCTTTTACCGTTTGTCTGTAATCTCTAACTTCATTATGTTTAAATATATAATATCTATTAGGACCTGGTGTTTTTGATTTTATCATTTGACCACCAGACAAATCACCCATGTGTCTAACATAAACATGAGCATATAACTTCATAGCTTCATCTTGTATTGTTTCTATATGAGCTACATAATTTTTTGTACTTTGAGTTATTTTTGGTGGATTATCAATATCTTTCCATAAAGATTTATAATCATAATGTATATGTTCAGCTCTTAATAAATTTGGTGTATCTCTAAACAATGAATTGTGCAAACCATATTTTTCTAATACTGAATAACATTGTAGTTGATTGTATAAAAATGTAGCATATAGTTTTTCGTCTATATTGCCTGACATTAGTATTTTTACAAATGCTTGTCTTTCTGCATTTTTATGATGTTCCCAAGTTAATTCTTTTATATCTAACATTTATTTCTTACTAAAAAAAGTTGAAACCGTAAATCTATATTGAGGACCAATAAAAGATTGAGGTCTAATTGAATGAGGTAATGAGCCATCAAATTCTAATATTCTACCAGGAGTAAATTGATAAGCATTTGTTGATACTCTGTTGTGGTCATAAAATAAAGTTTCTCCGTGCCACTCATCACGCCACTCTAAATTTGCATAATACAATAGAACATTGTCATTGGCTCCATGAGCATGAGTATAATAATGGTCGCCGGCATGAGTTAAAGTTACGGTTGTTTTATACCATTTGCTAAAATCACCAGATGGTATTGCCTCTAGGTAAGGATATAATTTTGCAGCTTTTAAGTCATCAATTGTCCACCTTGAATGTATATCATGTTTATTAATGTGGTCTCTGTCTTTCCAACCTTTAACATGAAAATTTGAATTCATAATAAACTCAAAAATATGTTCCATGACATGAAAAGGTACGGTGTTGTCGTGTATGTTTATCATAATTAATCTACCAGTTGTTTTTTAATTTCTCTCATTACGAGTTTATTTGTTTTTGTTTTTAAAAATCTATCATATCTATTAATCAAAGGTACATTTTTCCACCAATCACTAACGGTAGAACATGTATCTGATATTTTTATTAAAGTTTCATTTAACTCAAATCTTTTTAATTCAATTTTATCATCTGTTAAAAAATAAAAGTAAGCCATGTGTTCATGTTCAGACATTTTAAAATAATTTTTATCTCCGTACAATAACATTTCTAAATTTACTGGTCTAAACCATTTAGATATATTAAATTTTCCAGGAACTAATCTAGCATAATTAGTGTGTTTAGTTTGAGAAAAGTGTGGAGCTGTCATCATCAATTCTAAATCATCTTCAGAAAAAAATATATAAGATAATCCATATTTAAATGTATTTTTACCTTTTGATATTGTACAATGATAAAAATTATCTCCTCTATATTTAATTTCACCATCAATTATATCAAATTCAGTAGTCATAGGATTTTCAACATAAAAGGTGTTTTTACCTAAACTAGAAAAAGCAGGACATCTTATCATGCCTTTTAATCTATCATCACTTGTATTTGACACCTCTTTGATTACTTTATTTAATAATTTTTGAGGTTCAATAAACAACATGTTCCAATGGTGCATTTCTTGTGGTACAAACCAAGGAGCCCAATATACTATTTTTCTTTTATTCATTCTATAAACTCTATCCAACCATTTAAAATATACTTACATCCTTCTAAAGGCGGATTGCCTCTGTGAGTATGTGTAAATCCTGAAGGACAAATCATTAATCTTCCTGTTTTAGGAGCAATTCTTTTGTGTTGATATAAAAATTCAGTTTCACCACCTGTAACTTCATTTAAATATAATATCACTAAAAACATTCTTTTACCAAAAGCGACACCGTTATGTTCACAATGCCAAATATGATAGCCCTCACCTGGTATTGTTTTTTGTAATTTGACATCTAAATTTAATCTATGTCTTTCCATAGTTTCTAATACAGGATATTTTTTTGTATATAACTTGTAACATTCTTGTAATTTAATATTAAATTCTTGTAACATTACCTCATTGGCACTTATGAAAGAACTATCATTTTCTAAAAGTGGATAATAAACATCCGTTTGTTGTTCCATAGCTGATTGTCCTGTAATATCAGCTCGTTTTTTTACTCTATGAAAATTGTTTAATTTTTCAAAATGGTCTATTATTGATTTACAATATTGTTCATCAAACACATTATCAAATGTGCCTATAAAATTATCTATCTCATAATTCACTATTCATTCCTATCATTATAAAATTTTTGTTTATGATAATCATAAAAACTTGGTTTATCCTGAACTATTAAATTCCATTGATTTTTTCTATTATCTAAACTAATAACTGAAGCGAGATACCTTTGTTTAAACTGCTCATCATTAGAGCCGTCAAGCCATTTAATAATAGGTGCGTCTAAAGGATACCATTCCATACCAAATGCTATACAATGTAATCCACCATCTGGAAAATTTCTTTGCCAATCTCTTTGGTCAGCAGCTTGTAAAAAACCAATATGAAATAAAGGAGATAAATTTACTAGAGCTGGTTCCCATTCTTTATTAGCGTTAGCTCTCCAATATTCTGTATCATCTCTATTTGACATTGCGTAATGCATGGCAACAAATTCTGCAAAATTTCTAAATAATTTTTTACATTGAAAAGTATAGTTATCTCTATCCCATTGAGTAATAATATCTCTTTGTGCATTTCTAACAAATTTCATTAGAAATTCATGTACTGAAAATAAACCATTGCTTTCTAAAGGTTCAATAAATCCTGCTGCTAAACCTATAGCAACAACATTTTTTACCCATAATCTTTTGTGAATACCAACACGCATTTTAATATTTTTAAATTCTGCGTTACTATAATCTTGGCCTTTTTTATCTAAATGATTTTTAAATTCTTTTAATGCTGTTTCATCATCAACAAATTTATCTGAATAAACATAACCTGTTCCCCAACGAGACCATAAAGGTATTTGCCAAACCCAACCATTTTCAATAGCAGTACAATTAGTATAACAATTTATGTCTTCTTTTTTATTATTATAAGGGACTCTAGTAGCCCAAGCTGAATTATTAGGTAACATATCTGAATAAGATTCAAATTCTTCATTTAATGTCTTATCTAATAAAAGTGCTTTAAAACCTGTACAATCAAAATATAAATCTGCTTTATACTTGTTATTTAAAGATTGTATACCTTCATCATTTTTTTCTATTGTCTTAATATCATCTTTAATATGTTTAACACCTCTAGGTAAACAATATCTATCTTTTAAAAATAATCCAAATTTTGTTGCGTCAAAATGATATGCTGTATGTTCTCTAAAATCAAAAGGTATTTCATTATTTTCATTATCAAAAAGTTTATTGTTATTAACTAAAGCCATTTGTGGATAAAAACAAGTAGCAAAATCCGACCTATGAGTTTCTGGATAAATGTGTTTTTTTAATACCCAATCATTATATCCACCATCACTATTATATTGTGAACCACCAAAAGGATAGTGAAAGCCACCATCACCTATTTTGTAAAAGTCTTCAAATCTAATACTTAATTTATAAGTAGCGTCTGTAAATTTAAAAAATTCATTATCATCTATACCTAGATAAGATGTCCAATATTTTATACCACCTATTGTGCTTTCACCAACACCCACGGTCGGTGTATTTGGACTTTCTATTACGGTAATTTCTTTATCTGGATATTCTTTAATAAGTGTAGAAGCTGTCATCCAACCAGCACTACCACCACCTAGAACTATAATACTTTTTACATTTTTCATAATATTTTTTTTAACTCTGTATTTAACGAGATACTTATTCTCGTTTTATTTGTGTTATTAACATTTACTTTATGTTCCAACCAACTAGGAAAAACTAAACATCTGCTTGTAATAGGATGAAATATCCAACTTGCGTCTGTAGATGTTATATGTTCATTATTAAACATTGTATAATCCCATTTTGCTGATTGTAGTTTAGAAGGATGTATAAATTGTATATCTCCTGTATCTTCATCTGCTTCTACATAGTAAACCAATGATAAAAATCCGTCATGTACATGTGGCCAGTTAAAAGAACCTTTTGTATTTACATTTGCCCAACAATCCTCTATAACTACTTTATATTTATCAGTTTTGCCATTTAATTCTTTAAAACAAGAATTCATCATTTTTTCAATAACAGAATAAAATTCTTTGAATTCTGGTATATCTAAAGGTATATTATTTGATTGCCAACCTCCACCACTATTAGAAAAAACCCGGCCTTTGTCTTTATTTTTTAAATCAAGAATATAATTTTTTAATACATTCCTGTCAATAGATGTAATATCATAATTCCACAAAGGACTACCAAATAAATATGTAAAATTTACATCACTTTCCATAATAATACACCGTTAAATAAAGTTATTACTTATTTTGTTTTGCAGTTTCCATACCAGCATTATAAATGCTTCCAAATAATTTATCTAAAACTCTAACCTCTTCAACAATTGCACACATAGGATAAAGTTTAGTTTTTCCGTCTTTAGTTTCGGTTACAAACCCCTGTTCTATTATATTAATATTATTTTTTTTACAAAACTGAACCATTAAACTTTTATTGAAATCGTATTTTGGTAATGATTCTATTTGAAACTTTAATTTTAAGTCGTCTAATGTGCCTTTATCCACACCTTTTTCTTGAAGAATTTTTATGGCTTCTTCTACTGCTTTTTTGTGTTCATCTTTTATTTCACCAAAATCAAATGCGAAGCCACCATGTTTTCGTAAATTTTCTTGCGTTTTTGCGTCCATATTTTTTATCCTTTTTTATGTGTTAACACTTGGAAGTCCTAAAAATTCTCTTCCATCATTTATTTCACTATACTCTCCGTTTTTATTATTATAATGTAAAAAAACTTGAGCGTGATTTAATCCTTTAAATTTATCTCTCCAATGTTCAACATCACATCCTTTGTAGATTACCATATCACCTGGATTTAACATTACAGATTTTGTTTCACCATTATGTGATTTAATATAAATTGGCCAATTGTATTTTTTTTCTTTCACATTACTAGTATCATATCCAATACATAAAGTTGTAGAATATTCACAACTAGGCCTATCTTTATGTTTTTTTAATTCATTATCTGTAATGTATAATCTCCAATATGAGTAAGTTGGTATTAAATCAACTTCAATTGTATTAGAAATAAAATTTGTAGAATTTTGTAATAGAGAATCCATTAAAGGGTCGCCATATAAAGAAAAAGCTCCTGGAGCTTGTTCGTCTATAAATGAACCATCTAAATCTTTATCGTATAAGTGTGATGACTTAGGAGAAATTTCTTTTATTAATTCTCTACGAGCTTTCATTTTCATGTATTCATATAAAAGACAAAACATTTCTGGTTTCAAAAAATTTTCAATAACTACATATCCATTTTCATTAAAATATTTTTTAGCTTCATTTATCATTTCATAGGCCTTCCATTAAACCAAACTACTAAAGAATATCTAGTGCCTTTTGTAACAGGAGTTACGCAATGATATTTATAACTAGGAAAAACAAGCAATGAACCTTGATTTACCATACCATCTGATATTTCAACATATCTATCTTTAATATGTTCGCCTCTGTCAAATTTTAAATTACCACCTTCATAATCATTTGGGTCTGATAACATTAATGTTACGGATAATTTTCTAACTTTACCCATGACACCATCTACATAGGTAAATAAAGATTTATCTACATGATTTTCGTCATATACACCAGGTATTTTTCTTCTTTTTACAGAATGAACATCATTTGGACCATCACTATGCCAACCATAAAATTGGTCTTTATTATAAATTGTAAACTGAGCTGGTTCAGCATAGTCAAATTCATAATGCCAACCGCTTCTATTATTTGATTTATAAACCCAAGGCCATATTAAGTCATATATCCATTGGTCACTTAACCAAGATATTCTACTATCTCTTATATAAACATCATTTTCGTTGATGTTTTTTTCTGTTAATTGTTGTTGTGTTAAATCTTTTTGAGAGATACTTCTAGTATCAGTTTTGTGATTGTCGCCAAAAGTTGTTGCGTTAGAATCAAACCCCTCTTTATGTAAAATATCAAGTTGTTCTAAACCTCTATCTATTATTTTTTGGCAATCTGTTTTTGAGATTACTGAATTCCATAACCAAAAATCAAGTTTTGTTTGCATTTTAAAAAATCACCTTTCATATCATACTATAATTATTTATACTCGTTTAAGGAGCTATAAATTCGTGTGTCTTGTCTGTATATATCCAACCTACTTTAATTTCCGTTTCATCTTCAACTTGAACTAACTTATATTCATCAACCTTTGTTGCCCAATGCTGAGTTAATTGGCCATCTGTTCTACTCCAACCATCTAAAATATATACAAAATCTTCCACCATACCTCCTGTAGAATTAGATTCTGGTGGGTCTAACTTAATAACTGCGTATCTTTTAAATGCCATTTTTTTATCCTTAAATTTTTATGACAATGATTCCAGGACCACCTGTACCGCCGCCGCCGGCTGGATGTCCTCCACAACCTGTGCCACCGCCTCTATTTGCTGTACCTGCTGATGAACGGTTACCACTTGTTCCACCTGCTGTTCCACCACCGTTTCCGCCTGAACCTGCTGAACCACCTTGAGGTGGATGATAACTTCCACCACCGCCTCCTGCGTAGTAAACAGGAGAGCCTGTAATATTTGAAACTCTACCTACACCGCCATTACCTGAATTACCTCCAGAAGGATTACCGCCTGCACCTCCGGCACCGCCGCCGCCTCCTCCAGAATGACTATGTTGAGGATTATTACCGCCGCCTGTGCCACCATAATTTCCGTAACCTGTTAGTCCTGCACTATCACCTTGAATTGTTGTAGCAGCTGCTACATTGTTAGAAGGTTGGTCAGCACTTCCTGTTCCACCTGATGAACCACCTTGGCCACCTATATTAACTTGATTTGAGTTTTGTTGACCAGGAGTACCTGAACCTTTAGGACCTCCTGAAGCATGGCCACATCCATAACCACCACCTACGGCAGTTGCTGTTGCGCCAGGACCTGGAATAGGTCCGAATGTTGTATTTGAGCCATAATAACCTGAATGATAATCAGAGCCTTGAGATTGTGTACCACCAGCACCTACATTGTAAGCGATAGTAGAACCTGGTGTTACCGTTAGAGTTCCTTCTAACATACCGCCAGCGCCTGCACCACTTCCTAATGAAGTACCGCCTGAACCGCCACCTGCAACCATCATTATATTTAATGATGACACTCCAGTTGGTACTGAAAAGTTTCCTGCACCTGTTGAAGTTATTTGTGTTATACTTGGAGCTTTAACCGTAATTTTAAATTGTCTTGTTGCCGTTGCGTCATCACCTGTAGCCGTAACCGTAAATGTTGATGTTGTATCTGAACCTACTGCGTCTGCTGTTCCTGTAATTGCACCTGTTGATGATGTCATTGATAAACCTGATGGTAAAGAACCTGTTGTAACAGCAAATGAACTTGCGCCTGAAGCACCACATAAATCGGCAGCTGCAATACCAGCATCCCTAGTGCTATCAAATAATGTGAAAGTTGTGTCAGCTGCATTTGTAAATGTAGGTGTTGTTTGGTCAGCACTTATAGCCGCCACTACTTCAGCAGATAATCCTGAACCATTTGTTAATTTTATTGTATAAGGGCTATTTGAAATATCAAAATCTGAATTTGTAATCGTAATCGTAAATTTGTTTGCACTATTTCTTGTAGTTGATACAGGCGAAATATTTTCTGCTGTTCCAACAAAAGTTATAGTACCATTTGTTGTATCAAATAAAGAACCTAATACTTCAATTGTACTAGTACCTGAGGCCTCGTTATCAATATTAACTGATGTAACAGCACTACCACCAACATCATTTAAAGTAAAACCTGTAATTGATGGAGGAGCGTCAATTGATTTCCAGTCATTACCATTATAATATTCTAAAAGGTCAGATGTATCATTAAATCTTAAACGACCTTTTTCATTAACTCTATCACCTGAACCAGAACCAGTATCCGATACTAGAATTCCAGTTGTACCTGTGTGTCTTCTATTTTTCTGTGTAAAATCTTGTAAATCTGACATATTATTATTTATCCCTTATTAGATGTTATTTGTTAATTTCCATCCATATGTAGAACCAGTATAAACTAATTGAATACCAGCATTCTCTGTTGATATTACTAAATCCTCCGATAATCCCATAATTTTTAAACTATTTCTACCAATTGTAATATTGTTTGTGTCTGCTGTTCCAGCTAAGTCAACTAATGATACTTGGTCACCTGTTTGAGGTGAAGCAGGTAAATTTACCGTTTGAGCGCCTGAAGTAGTATCAATAAAGTATCTATCATTTGCAGCTACCGTTAAAGCAGTTGAACCATCAGCAGTATGTGTCGCCCAAGGATTACCACCGCCTAAACCTGTCCATTGTGTTCCGTTATAACCTTCCCATGTAACTAGAGTTGAGTTATATCTTATACCACCAGTTTTTAGACTATCACCTGTTGGTCTTTGAGAAGTTGTACCAGTTGGTGGTACTAAATGACCTGTACCCATTTTATCTCTTTGAGTATAACCTACAATAGCTCTTTCAGTAGGCACGGCAGTATTAGCGTCATTACCTAATGTTTCGTCTGTACTAAATTCATTAATTGTAGCACCTAACTCTGCACCAATAGAACCTAGTTGTAATTCATTTAGACCAGAAAGGTCAAATGCGTCTGCGTTTAGAGTTGCAACACCAGTTGCCTGTTCAATTCTGAATAAATCACCAACTCTAAAGTCACCGTTTTGGTCAGTTGATGTAAAGTAAACACGACCACCTAATAATTCGTTTACTTCGTCTGATTGGTCAGCGGGTTGACCAGGATTACCAGGGTAAGCTGTATCTCCAAATCCACCTGTACCTATGCTTAGGAAGTCGTGACCTGTTAAACGAATATTTGAATAACCTGTTGTAATTGTTGTTGCTGTGTTATCTGCAATTGCATTACCTGAAGTAACAGCAGATGTTAAACGAATTGTAGCTTGTCTATTTGAAGTATTTTCTTCACTAACAGCAGATACTCTGTAATAAGTTGAGTCACCTGCAAACTGAACATTAGCACCAAGTTTGATTACATTTGCACTACCGAGTGTGCTATCACTTGAATCAACTGCAATTAAGGCACCTGTTTGTCCTGTTTGAGCAGCTGATGAAGCCGCTTTAACTTGGAATGTAGTTGAGTTTTCTTTTGTGATTGTTAATGTTTCACCGTTAACAAATGAACCTGTAATACTTTCTATATGAAAATGGTCGGTAGAAATATTTGTTCTAAATATGGTTGCACTTGCACCACCAGCACCTGATATTGTAGCAGTACCAACACCTTGTGTTCCTATACAATCTGAAACATCTGATTCTGTAGCACCACCTAAAAATTGTGTTGAGTCATATTTTAACATTTGACCACGAGTTTGAACTGATACAGCACTTTCAGTTGCTAAAGTACCTGTAGCCTCAGCACCTTTTTCACCGTAAGCAGATGAACAATTTAAACCTCTAATAAATCCACCTGATTCTGCGAAAAATGATTTATCACAATAATAAGTGAATATAGAAACCATCTCACCACGACCACCACCTAATGCATGAACACCACGACCATCAGAGTTAATTTGTGTAAAGTCATTTGCAAGAATTGATTTGTTACCTGCACTATGTAAAAGTCCGTCAATTTGAATACCAGTTGCATTTGCACTAACTGAAGAACAATTTTGTACATAAGGAGATGTAGTTGTAATTGAACCACTAGGGTCTAATGATACAACAGCAGCTTTACTAGTACCACCGGCACCTGGTGTGCCAGTTAAACCTTTCATTGACATTTGTACAAGGTTTGTAGTATTGTTCATTAAGAACATATTTGTAGCGTCATTATTTTCTAATGAAGCAACCGTAAATGTCATAGCAGAAGCGCCACCTATTAGAGCTGAACCAATTGTAATTTGATTTCCAACAGCATGACCACTACCACCATGATAAATTGTAACTGAAGGTGTTGATGAACCATCTGTTGTAACATTTACAACACATCCTACTCCTGAACCAGTTGAACTAGTTTGAAGTACATGATTATATGTTCCTGGAGTACCGCCTGTTCCACCTGTGATTGTGTTAATTGTTTTAATTTGAGAACCTGTACTTGAAGCAGGTCTAATTTCCGTACCTCTTAAAGATTCACCTTGTACCGTAACACCAGCAGGAATTCTTAAAGGTAAATTTTCTCTATAAACACCATTTTTAACATAGATAACATCACCAACTGAAGCTGATGTTACATTAAAAGTTAAATTTGAAGAACTTCCTAATTGTGAACCATTAATCGTAATATCATCACCAGCTGTGTGTCCTGAACCACCATTTGTTATTATAACAGTAGGTGTTGAAGAGCCGTCTGTTGTTACTCTAGCAGTAAATCCTGTTCCTGAACCTGTTGTACTTGTTTGAGTAACATCATAAGTTGCTGGAGTACCGCCTGTACCACCGGCAATAGTATCTATCTCAACAATATCTCCTGAAGTCGCTTGTGATAATGCATAGTGAATTGTTTTATAAGGTAAATATTGTGAACCAGGATTACTATCCGAACCAGAGTTTGAAACATATTTAACATTTGCACCCTCAGGAGCAGACCAACTAGGGTCAGTACCATCTGTTGTTAAAACTGAACCGACAGGTCCAATTGCCAATCTTTCAGAGGCAGCAGCACCTTGTTTAATTATATCACCTCTTGTGCTTAATACAGCACCAGAGTCACCTTGTGCAACCACTTGCCATTTACTTGCGTCTGAATCTGGAGACACATTGTTAATTCTGTCTGTTATTGCAACATAAGAAGTTGCAGCTAATCTAACAACATCTCCAATATTGTAAGTAGCAGTAGCGTCATAAGCCGCTCTGTAATTAAATCCTTCAAGGTTTAATGTCCAATAAGATGAGTTGACCGTTCCGTTTTGATTTGATGGATATTGATTAGCATGATTAGCAGTTGCTACATAGTTATTACCACCATATTGAACGGTATCACCTGTTTTGTAAGCTGTTCCATGTGAGTATGTACCTAATGCTTTAAAACCTGTTGTTACAACATCCCAATATGAATTATCTGTAGGTGTATTACCAGAACTAGGTGTAGCGTTTACATAAACATAAGTGTAACCACCATAAGTTACTACATCTCCGTCTTGATATGTTGTGCTTGAACTATAAGTATCTTCCCATTGTAAGCCTTCAGCGAATACTTCCCAATTTGAACCTATTGCAAAAGTTGAAGCTGAAGTGTGTTGTAATTTACATCTATATTGAAATGCACCATTTTTAACAAGGTCATTTAGTCTGTAAAATGTGGAACCAGCCCAATTACCTTTAAAAAATAATCCTTCAGAATGTAATGAATATTTACTCGCTGATAAATCTGTATAAAAATTTGCTATTGAAGATTGAGAAGTATGATTAGCAGTTACAACATAAGTGTTACCGCCATATTTTACAATATCGTCAATGAGATAAGCAGTTGAGACCGCCCAATCCCCTCTCCATTTAAATTTAATTCGTCCTAGTTTAAAATCTGCCATTTTTTACCTTGTAATACTACTATTTATACAAATTAAACAGCGTCCTGGTAACTAGTTGAAGCCACCGAAATAGACGAATCAATCGTTGTCGGGTCTTCCGTAGTTGCTGTTTGATTGTATGCTCTGTTTTCCCTTTTAATTAAATAACCATCAC